CTAACCGCCGCCCGGGGGAGTAGGCCAGTCAATATTTGCTTCACTGCTCACATTAAGCCGGTAGATATCCGCTAAATATTTTTTCCAGTCAGCGAGTTTTCCTTTCTCCTCTTGACTCAGTCCATAAACGTCCTGAACAATTGTCAGCATGCGTATTTCTTCGGCCGCCTTTTCCAGCAGGTCACTCTTTAATGCGAAACGCCTGTCTGCCTCCTTTTTTTCCCGATCAGGAATATCGACCCATTCAGGCATACCGTTTTTTCCTGCACCTCGCATTTTGCCCTCTGGTGGCGGACTGACAAACTGACGCCAGACGTCTTCCGTAACGGGAATAATATCTTCCTGCCAGGTGCCACCTGCCCTGTAAGCCTCTTCATCATCCAGCAAAAAAAATGCATCCACTTTTGCACTGTAACCAAACCTCATGATTAATATCCCATTGCCAGCCAGTAAAACGATGGTTCGCCCTTGCCTGCATGCAAGGTGAATTTTTGGGTGCTTACATTGTCCACGAACGAATTATCTTTACTCTGACCAATTTTACCTGACTGTGTGATTAATACGTTCAGACATTTACTTGGAAATGTGGTGTGAAATCCAATATCACCTGCACCTGAACGATGTCCCCCCTGAATGATGAGGTGACTGACCGGATCTTTCCAAATCAGATAGCCATCTCCCTTCAGCAAAGATGCTGAGCGGTTGATCAGCCATTTCTGCAGACTTCCGCCCCAGGTTTTGCCCTTAATATCACCTTCGGTCATTAATTCTGATTCACCGATCCTCAGCACTTTCTCCGTACTCAGCGAACCTTCGACCGTCAAATCGCCGGTTATTTCGCCTCCGCTGACTGAAATAAACCGTTTGTTAAAATCATTCCAGTCGACTTGCTGCTGGTGATTACACAGAATCCACGCATTCAGCGTCGCATTCCACTCGACTTCGTTTTGCTGACAGATGCTGAGCGTGCCCTTGATGAGTTCTCTGGCGGCGTTGTCATATACGGGATATGCAGGCAAATCGCCAACACGAAGTTTACAGGGTCCTGTGTTGGTCACTGCTGTGCGGAAAAAGAGACGCATACCCTCTGCGAGGGTTGTGACGGGTGGCTGACAGATAAGATGATAGCTGTCGCCTTCGGTTTTAGTTTTGCAATTATTAAGACGTCCCTGCTGCACAGCACTAATGAAGCCGTTTTCCGGAAGAAATGGCGCATTATCAGCCATACGTATTGCTGCGCCTCCTATCGATAGCGCGCCGTTTTCCACGGTGATGACCCATGCTGGCGTATAACCTGGATCTGGTGCCGGGGACCTCTGCTCACCTGTACGGGCAGCAACACCCGCTTTCACTGACAGATGACATTGCCCTGATCTCACTGTGCTTTGTGCGTTGCCGCTGTTATGCGGCCCGCTGTAGGCAATTGCCGGGTCAGTCGCATTGTAATAGGGCAATACTGTCAGGCCTGTATCGATATCTGCGTAAGTCGCCTGAATCAGATAGTTAATGCTGTAGCCCTGCACAGCGGGTGCATCAAGCCTGAACAGGCACCGAGACATATTAAGTCCCTGTTTAAGGAGGGTACTTCCGTTATCAGCAGCCAGTGAGGAATAAGGTGTAGCATCAGAAGGCTGGAGGGAGTAAATCTGCCCTTCGCCAACTTCGACATTCATGGAAGCTGGTACGGTAGGCTTGCAGTTCAGACCATGCAGGCAGGTACCCTCACCCAGAATGGCTGAGGCCAGTTTTGCCAGTCCTGTCATGGCGAATTTATTCGTGTTCAGCAGGTCAGTTTCGAGCGGTATGGCGCCCGGGTATACAATCTGACGATCCATAATGTTACCCATAAAAAAAGCCACCTGCAGGGTGGCCGTCGATTATTAACCTGGGTAGTAATTAATGTATTCTCACCCAGACAAGCGTGCCTTCCGGTTTAACGGATTCTATCGCGGCGTAAATCTGCGCATCGGATACACTGCCGGGGAACATTTCGCGGGAGGCATATAGTGCGTACGATGGGGTATCGTATCCCGCGGTTGAGACGCCATAGCCTGCAATACGGGGAATGCCCTGCCCTCTGGGGCGACTGACGTCGACAAATGCCTGATAAGGCAGGAAGCAGGAACCATATCTGCCGGCTGTGCCATAACCTGTAACCGGTCCGCCGTATGACCCGGTATCCGCAGGACGCGACGGTTCAAATACGACCGGTTTATTCCCGGTCAGCATCTCAATAATGTCGGTTACCGCCTGCCGTGTTCCACGTTCCCGGAACAGACTGAGTCTTATCTGGTGTCTGAACTTCTCATCAGATACACCTGCCTGCCTGATAAGCCGGCCCCCCAGAAAGTCATACGCAACGATATCAAGCCAGCCATCGCAGGCTGAAGAGATTCGCGTCTGCTGACAGGCATAACGATAAAGTGTGTAGCACCAGGATAATGAGGTGGCACAGGCAGACAGCGTGCCTGTCAGAATCCGGCTGTTATCGTTGAACCAGCCTTGCGGCAGCAGCGCATGAAGTCGCATGAGGAAGTCGTTCTGATCGCCTTTCGCCATTCAGCTCACCGTAATATCACCTTTTCGAATCACCTGCGCGGGTGAAGCAGCCAGATCAGCTGTTGCGCCATTGAGGCTGACAGAGGTCACATTCGTCACCAGGGGACTGGCAGCATACGCCACTCTTACAAGCTGGGTATAAGCCAGAAGCTGGCCTAGTTTGAGGCTCTGGATGTAGTCCTTTATTGCGTGTTCAACTAATTCCACAACCTTTGCATGGTCAGCGCCCTCAGCTGAAATAAGAGAAAGAATGACGTTGGCAATAATTTTATCCGGCGAAAAGACACCAAAAGTAATAGTGAATCCGCGAACGGCATCTATTGCCCTGTATGCCCTGTCAATAAGTTCATCGGGTGGATTGCCACTCCCGTCATCGACAATTGCATAGAAATACCCCGGCTTTGGCGTCCCATCCCGGGCCACATTTTCAGTCAGTGTAAAGCTTATCCCGTTCTGCACATTACTGAGCGCAAACGCAATCGCCGCTCTGGTAGCTTTTGATAATGAAGCGATCCACATTATGAATCGCGCGCGGAAGTCGTCATCCGTCTCCGCATCCTTCCCACCGGTAAACGGCTTAGTATTAGTTACCTGATCAACATATAACAATGTGCTGGTAATAATGCTGAGGGTGCCTGCCCGCACATTTCCCCCCGCGCCGGCAATATTTGCCTGTACCGGGAGCTCCAGAGCCTTAACGCCAGCCGCTAAAGTGTATTCTGGCTGACCGGGCTTATCTGCTATGACTGTGAAAGTCTGAGTGCCGTCGATTGTGGTTATTTGCGTACCAACCGGAATTATCGCCTGACATGCTGGCGTAACCCTGGAGAACGTCACTTTTCCGGTGGCCTGCACGGCAGAGCGACGAAAAAAGCCAAAGTCCGCCATCCAGCTATCAAGGTCTTCCCCGGAGCAGGTGGCCGCGCGGGTCCTGACCAGCAGTTTCACGATTAGCTGCTGGATCCACATGGTCACACCCGCATTTGACTCTGCAAGTGAGCGCAGAATACTGCCAATAGAGAAGTCCACCAGCTTAGCTGAACGCGCCTGAATGGACGTGACCTGTTCGCTGACAAGTTCAGTGAAGGATTTGACGTTAAGCGATGACATACGCTTACCTCATGACATCGAAGTGAAGAGTTTCAGGCGTGCCGGTTATGGCATCGGTATAGGCGATCGACACGCTGATGCCTCCCTCAATAAGAGCCAGCTTCACGGCAGGGGGAGGATGGCGGGATACAGCATCTTCCAGCAACATCTGACCGCGTATGAGTGCCCTCCACTCACCCGGCTTCAAAGTCTCACCCACTTTCTTTCCCAGCCCGGCACCGTATTCAGGGTGAAAAAGATAGTCACCCGGATTGGTCAGCAGTCGACGAAGAATGCGCTGCTTAGCATGTTCTCCCCCGACGGCGGTGCGTAAGTCACCAGTAGAGGAAGGGCCCAGATCTCCGCCGGTGAAGTGATAGAGGTCGTGCATAATAGATTAGCGTTCCAGACTGCTGTCGATTTGCTGCTTCGGAGGGGCAGTAAAGTTGCCCTGTCCCTTCTCAAGATGAGTATGACCACCATAAACCGAGCGGATACGATGAACGGTGCCATAGCGGCCATTGTTGTCGCGAATGTCCCGGACGACAGTCAGATCCCCTTCCATCCGCACATCACCACCCGTGAAGTGATGTGCCGGTGCATCATAGGTGAGTTTCTCCTTCGCACTCAGCAGGACTTCCCCGCTGTTAAGAAACTTCAGCAATGACCCACTCTGATGCACCAGCCAGAACTCACCGGACGGCGGTCCCGGACAGAGGTCCGTATCGTTGTAAAACTGCCCTTGTGCCATCCCTACGCCCGGCAGACCGGAATCAAATCCCACTTCCGCTACTGCGCCGATCACCGGCCCTGCTGCCAGCCCCCAGCCATTACCCGCCCAAGGCGTACTGAGCGGTATCCAGCCAGTTTCTTCACCGGTTGGCTGCAGCTGGACTTTTACTGCATAACTGACCGGGTCGTAGGCGGTGATAATGCCCTGACGGCCCCCGTTCTTACCCGTAGTGGACTGGCGGGCTGTGGCGGCCATAACATTCAGCAGCGCTCTCACCGTTCGATGTCCAGTGCAGGGCTGTGGTTTTTACCGGAGATGTGCATTCTGTAGCCTGTTTCCCAATTCAGCGTGCGCCGTATACGATCACAGTAATAAACCTGATCAAACGGGCTTTCGGTGCCTTCAATACGTACGGGGGTATCGGGCATGAGCAGATTGTCGCCCGGTACAGAACCGCTGAACGTCATCTCATGCTGAATGATTTGCCTGTGGAGAGACCGGGCCAGCTCATGAGCGGCGGCGGGAGTTAATCCGTTACGTATTACGCGATAGACCTGCTTTTCGGCTATGGCTTTGCCCGGTCGGGCTCCATGGGCCGGTCCTGGATAAGTTGCGATAAACTGCCTGTTTTTCAGCTTTGCATTCCAGCTCAGAACTTCCACCGTTACCCCTTTCGAAATGGTCAGTGCACGTGAAAATGACAGGTCACCGGAGACATTACACCGGGAATACGCCTGCTCATCGGACGGCTGCCAGCGAATGACATAGTCTTCATCCCTCGCACGTGCCCGTTTCGGTTCAAAGTGAAGGTTTTCTCCCTCCACATAAACTGAAAAGTTTTCGATCGCGGCCAGGCTGGTAATGAGATCCCATTCACTCTGCTCGCCGGTCAGATGTGTTGAATCAATCTGATAATATTCGCCCACACGCTGCGTCGTCGCTGTCACGATCGGTTTCAGGCCGTGACGTTGCGCCAGCGTGGAGGCTATTTGTGAGCTGGTGAGGTTTCTAAAGCTCTCGCCGGGTGTCTTCGCATCAATCAGTTTCGCGGTGTAATCGCGCCCTTCTGCTGTGATTTCAAATCGCGCCGGTTCGTAATGCCAGGTATCGATATTGCCGGTAATGTGTTTTTTTTCATCAATGCCTGCCGGGGTCACGATTGAGATAAACAGCTCAACCCTGATGGTGGTCTGCACCGCCCACCAGCAGAGCAGCTGCATGGCGGGCGGCAGCGCTGAAATCGCCAGCGTAAGTTCAAACGTGCCCGCGCCGCGAAGCGCATTACTCTCGATGCTGAATGATACAAATGGCACACTGATGCCGTTTAAAAGACAGCGCCCGCTGACGTGCCGGGCGCTGGATGCAGTTATTGGATGATTAACGTCCATCGCTACACTCCCGGGCTGGCAGGTATCTTCAGCGTGTGAATGCCGCTCAGCTGCGGATCGGACAGGTCATTGGCATCAGCGACGCTGGTCCATAAAGAGGCGTCTCCATACTGCTCTGATGCCACCTGGTAAAGGTTGCCACCCGACAGCGTAATAGCCTTTATTCCAGCGGCAGACTGTCCTGCCTTGACGTTTTTATTTAGTCTTTCCAGCACGTCCTGAAGGCGGTAGAGAGCAGGAATGCGGGTCACGTGATCTGACTGTAGGAGCAGATTACTGACGGTTCTGGAGACGGGATTGCCCGGTACCAGTCCGCCCAGTGAAGTGATGTCACGCGTTGCGGCTTCAAGCAGCGCCAGCTCATGGTGAATGATGTTCCGGGCAGCAATCATCGGCCTGACAACGGCCTGCACCTGCGCGACCGTGGCATGCGCAAAGTCCGTCACCGCTTTAACTGCCTGATGCAGATTGCTGAGGGCCTGCGTGACGGCATCAATGTTGATGATATCTGCAAGGCCCAGCGCCCGCCCCAGATCACTGTCAATCAGCTCCCGCAGTGCACCGGTAAGAGCATCCACTTTCTCCGGCGAACCCTCATTACGGACGACTGCGACTTCGATGGAGTACGGGCGACGCCAGATCAATTCATAGACCGGGTTGAAAGACGTGATTACAACCGTGAACCGATAGTCATCAAGCGTCAGCAAAACCGGGTGCCCGGCGTCCCGCATTCTTTCCAGCGCACCGACGCGTTCACCTGCCTGTGATCCCGTAATGATGCCAGACCAGGTCAGAGGCTCATATTCGGTGCCCAGCACATCAATGACCCGCCTGCCCCCAATCAGCTGATGCTGTACGGTCTTCTGCCTGCCATGAATGGCAACCTGCTCAGGCACTTCAAATTCCATAAACTCGAAGTCGCCGAGCAGCAGACGGGTTACAGTCGGATCGACACCCTGTGCGAACTGTGACAGTGAATTAAGAAATGACATACCGGGTGTGCCTGTCTGAGGGTCCACTGAAAGTAAGGGGAGTAACCTGCAGGCTCAGCTGTGTGCTCTGCAAGGGCCTGGCTCTCGGGGAAGATATCCCCGTACATCCATTCAGCTGGAAAATGACGTGCTTGCTTTAGTGGTTACTGTGTTCTGATTTTCTGCTTATTCAGGACGGCGAGATGTTTCTCGTTCCTGACATCGTTCAGGGCAGTTTTGACAGCGTCTTCCAGGGCCTCATAACTCACCGGGCCCAGCAATGTTTTATCGCCGATCATGGTTGCCGGTGTGCCTGGCAGGTGTAGTACTTTCAGAAATTCTTTGTTCACATCGATGATGTGCTGGGTATCAGGCCGGTACATGCTCAGTTTCATACCGGCGGCTCTGTAAGCTGAATAGATACGCACATCGTCAGCCATGCCCCTGTATGACATCAGCGCATGATGAAACGCATGGAATTTTTCGGGCTGCTCAATCCAGACCGAAAGTGCCCGGCGCGTGACAGCAGTAGATGATTCCGGGCCCCATGAAATCAGCTTGTAGGTGACGGCGATACGGGGATAAGCCTTCAGCAGTTTTTCCAGATTAGCGTCAACCTCTTTGCATTCCAGACAGTCATAGTTAGTGAAACTTACTACTGTCAGTTCCGGATACGCTGCACCCACCCGGGGCGATATCCGCTCAGGTCGTGGAAGTGAATGCGCTGCATGATGACCACGATGGGCGTAGTCTCAATAGCCAGACGGGAACGGATGGTTTCGTTGAAGCGGGTGTTGACGCCGTTACGTATCGTTTCGCTGTAGGCGTCGTCAGGTTTGACCGGGTCGTCAATGATCAGACTGCCCTGCCACCCCGGCTCCATATGTCCGGCACGAAAGCCGGTAACCTGCCCCGCAGCGGACGAGGCATACACACCGCCGCCGTATCCGGTCCACCACATGGCTTTACTGTCGGCATCATCGCGCAGCGCCATCGGCCACATGGCCTGAAAGGCAGCAGACTTCACGATGCTGCGCGTGGTCGATGAGTTCAGTAACGCCAGGTTGTGGGAATAGGACAGGTGCATGAAGCGGGCACGGCGGTTTAACGCCAGCCCGCGGCCCATCATATTGATGGTGGCCAGTTCCGTTTTAGTGTAGCCCGGGGGCACATTGATGATGAGTCGCCGGATGTCGCCATAAATCACCCGGTCCAGCGTCTGTTGAATCACCTTATGGTGGGGCGCGACAATCATTCTGCTACCGGTGCGCTGCTTAAAGAAGTAACGTGTAAAATAAAGCCCGTCCTCTTCACACTCTATACGGCGCGCAGCGGTCTTGAAGTCAGCAGTCGTCATCCTCCAGCATTTCCCGGCGCGCCTGCCGGTATTCCTCGCGTGAAAGCAGCGCAACCTCAAGCGGGCCGCCGTCTTTGCCTGTCAGTGATGTCGCGGCCTGCTCGCGGAACGCCTGCACTGAAATGTGTTTGCCGAGCAGCTCCAGATTCCTGACTTTATCTGGCCACTTAATCTTTTTCAGGTTGCCGACCATCTCGCGTTCTTCGCCCCGTCCTTCGAACATCTCAGCCAGATCGAATCCGCTCAGGTACCGACGCCACGAGGCGGGCCATTGCGACACAGGCTTGATGCTCATGTCATCTGCCATGATGTCGAGCACGTCCATCTGGTCTATTTCAATCAGACGGCGCAACACATAATCTGCGTTTACCTCTACCCTTTCATTGCGCTCTGATTTAAGATCGATGATGCGTTGCGCAACATCAGGTTTTGACAGGTTTTCAGACCCCATGCGGTTTGCTGTCTTAGGACTGTATCCTGCCCTGATAGCTGCCTGTGAGGCGTTCAGATCAATCAGGTACTCCCGACAGAACATCTCTTGTTTGTCGGTTAACGACATAATCTATCTACTCAAATTAAGGATGAATACTTTGAACCTACAATCAGCATGGAGTTTCATTAAAACATTAATTTTCATAATAGGATTAGGGTCGATAGTTTATTATATTTACAGCTATTTCAATCACTTGAATGATGTAATAGTCGAGCAAGCAAAGTGTTATGATCAGTTGACGGCGGATTCTTGCTTGAAGCCCATTCAAAAGGCTATGGATGCTGCAAATGACGGCACAAAGCTAATATTTAAAGTTAATAAGCCAACGGCTAAATAGCTAAAGCTGACCTTGATGAAATCACTGATAGTAACTCAGGCACCCTATCAGTGATTAATCAAATATTTTTCGCTGCCAACCTTCATGCGGCCTGTAAGGCCAGAAATCATTCATCACCGACAGGTTTATTTCTTTCTTACTTTCATCCTTATTGCTTTCACGGCATCTCATCATCTGTGCATTTTTTTTCATATCACCAAACATATCGGCAACGGATGCCCACGTAGAGGATAGATGAACGTATTTCCTCATTATGTCATCAATATTCTGTTCATCCAGCGATGTTGATTTACCTTCGAGAGCATCCAGTGCCGCAGAAAGAACGCGCTCGCAATATGCAACAAGGTCATCAGGAATAATACGTTCAAATTTCTTATAATCCTGACTAAAGATACAACCACATTTTTCCGCTACTTTCACCATGGCGATAAAGGCAATAAACTGCAGATGACCAAAAACTTCGCGTTCATTAGTAGCGGTATAATGAAACCATTTATTGCCTCGATAGGTTATGCGCCCAGTAAGTGCTCGCCATTTATGAGTACCAAGTGTGGCAAAGAGTTCTTTCTCAACCCATCCATAGGCCCAGTCAAATGGAGCTATATATCGGTTCGAAACGACTTTACGCTCTTCTTCAAGGAGTGGGTATCCACCTCCGACATCCGAATGTGCCCCCGCGATTGTCAGTTCGGGATAATGACCGCCGAGGCTATGTAACGGAAAATTATAACGGAACTCATGCCATGCATTAAACTGGAATGCATGCAGGGCGGCCCCTGCAGGCACGTTGACTTTGAGGCTGCGCGTGTAGCCTGTATCATGCGAGTCGTTATAAAATGCCTTACTGTCCATGAAGGCACCTACCGTATCAAATAACCCTAGAAAATTCACGACTGGTGTGCCCGACAATGCATAACCGTTTTTATTCAAGACATTGCGGATTGAATCAATCACAGAAACATCACTTTCATAGATAAGGTTAGTCAAATGACGAGCCAGTACTGCTCCCCGGCTAAAGCCGAAAATATCAAATTCGATATTGATCTCCTGACACGCAGCATTATTCTGCGACAATATATCTCCCAGCGCTGAAGCCACTCTCTTCTGGCATAACTGCAGTTTTGAATCGGGGCCGTATCCTTTGCACCCCCAGTAATCTTCATCACCCGTCACAAGAGAATAGATGCTGTCCGGTTCATTGTTTAGTGTACCAATGCCTTCGATATATACTTTACCAGTAATACGTTCGCCCCCCTCGGACTCCGGGTTCCCGTAGTATGTGAATAACCTGTAAATGTTGGAGACCTTGAACATTTCTTCATGCGAGCCATCGAAGGCCGTGCCGTTTTTACCGGTGCCATCAAAAAAAATGCCAATGCGAACTACGCATTTTTCAAATGCGTCGTTTAAAGAGGGAGTCATTGTTATAAACCTGATTTGATAGATGAGAAAACTAAAGCCGGCACTCCTGTAACCGGATTATTTTTTCAGATTTGTATTAGCTGCACGTATCTGGTCAATCTTGCGTATGGACGCTTTATCTTTATTGCAGTTTTGCAATGCCGTCAGCAGACGTTCATTCAGCTCCAGGCTGTCTCCCCAAGTCAACGGGTCAGGAATCAAAGGCACAGCGCAGTCAGCCAGCAGACTCACCGGTATCGAAACTGGCGGAACCGGTACGTACTTTGTCCCGGTGCGCACGCAACTGGTCAGCAGCAGGACGAGGCACATGTTCAGTGGCACAGCTGTTACCCTTGACCAGTTTGCGAATAACCACCACTCTGCGTTCGCTCTCTGCATTACTGACCTGATTCGCATTGTGGGTTGCCTGTGCAATGTCGCCGAAGAGTACTGTTACCCTGAGGAGGTTATTCGCGAGCATCTCTGCTGAGGCTTTTTCCTGCGCCAGCTGCCTGTTCTGCTGGGTGAGCAGCGCTTTTGATAAAGACTGAAGCCTCAGGATGACGCTCAGCGCCATGACCAGCAGAAACAGACCCGCGATGGTAATAGCACCCCACTTAACGCGGCTTAAGGTCATCACTGCTCTCCGCCAGGCAAAGTGCACGTTCAGTCTCGCGACGCTTCATCAGCCCTCTCCATCTCCTGCCACCGGCAAAGACCCAGCGGCGCATTTCACTGCACGCCCCCGTCCTGTCGCCTGCGTTGAGTTTTTTCAGAAGAGAAGACCGGGAAAACGCGTCAGTGCCTGTGTTATAGGCAAAGCTGTAAAGTCCGGCGCGCTGGTAATCGCTGAGGGGGACCCTGACCAGGCCGTCTACTTCTGCCTGAACAGCCTTCAGGTCAGCACGCAGAACCGCGTCACATTCCCGGTCGGTATAGGTTTTGTTTCTGACAATGTCGGGGCCGGTGTGACCATCGCAGACCGTGAGCACACCGGCAACATCCGGATAAGGAACGTAACGACGCCCTTCCAGACCATCCGGACCGCCCAGCAGTATCATTGCCAGAGTCAGCGCCCCTCCACCAGCTGCAGCCAGAAGTCTGTTACGCAGCACGACGGAGATGGCCATGAATTATTTCGCCTTGTCCCGACAGGCGCAGCGCAGTGCCCTGATTTCTGCCAGTGTTGCCTTGCGCCTGTAATACGCGTTGATGATGCAGGTGATGGTCGCGAGGCTTATGCCGGCCAGAACGCCGACGGCGCTCCATTCTTCCGGGCTGAAATAGGTCAGGATACCGTGGATAATTTCGCCCGCGGATACACCGTATGCGATGCCAGTTGTAAGTTTGCTCATCAGGAGTTGCCGCGCAGAAAGGGAGAAAGAGAGCCGGAGCCGGTGGATGAGCATGATAAGCTGACGGCATCCGGCCATAAAAAAGCCCTGACTAAAATGTCAGGGCTGAAAAGAAATCTCTCGAGGGTCATTTACCCATCGTTAGGGCCAATCTAACACAAAAAATGGAAAAGTAAATAGCGAGCGATAACATCGCTATTATAATTATCGCTCGCTATTTAGTAATGTGTATTAGCTGCTTTTCCGCCCAGGCTTCTTCCCGGTGCAGCTCGGCGACTAGGAACGCCAGCAGTTGCTTCACGCTTTTGTTCCACGTATCAGTCGTAATGGCCTGCGTGACCTGACAGACTGCACGGTACACAACAGCAGAAGGGATACGCTCATAGCCCCGCCCCGAGCACCGCTTACAGGGCTGATAAACCGGTACGCCCTGAAACCGTGTCATCATCCGGTTAACCGACTCCCCGCGGCCTTTGCAGTCCTTACAGGCGGCACGCGTGAAGCCTTTACCCTGACACTTAGTGCAGTGCTTAGCTTTTCTGAATCCGGTGCCCTGACACTGATGACAGGGCACCTCTGTTGCCGCACTGCGGGCATAGTCGAGAAACGCATAGCCAGCGATGACTGCAACGATCGCTTCTCGCTCAGCTTGAGGTAATTTGCGCAGGGCGGGATAACGCACTGACTCTCTGATGCCGGCTGCAGTAAGAAGCCGCACAGCACGCTGTTTGTCCTGCTGACTGAGCTCCATTTTGCCGCAGAAAGCGGAGTAGCCCAGAGGGGCACGCCGGATAACAAAGCCCAGAGCGGTCATGACATCTTTTCCAGTCATGTTATCTGGCGCATGCGTCGCACGTGAGGACACCGCACAAAAGACGTTGGGACGTGGGGAATGGTACTTCACTACACTTTCAAGCTTCATAAGAGATACTCACAGTGCCAGTGGAACAGACCGGCACTATGAGTACGTCTGACTTCATTTTTCTGAATACCTGCCATTACTGCTGGCAGGATGTAAAATGAATTTTTTTAAAAACTGCTCCTTCGGTAACTCCTGCCTGCACTTTCCTGTCACGCGGCACCACATTTCGATGAGCGCCTCACCAGTATGATGTCGCGGGCTGGCACCTTTTTTCCAGCCGATGAGCGTTGAGGCCACCACATCCAGTTCATCCGCAATATCCTGCAGTGAGTATCCCTGGCGACTTATATCCGAAAGCAAGCGGAACCAGTCGATTTTATGTATGTTGATTACAGGCACGCTCTCCCCCTGATAATCAAAGCCTGAGCAGGTCTTTCAGGTTTCTGACCCCGAGCTTATTTGCGCAGTTTTTCCGGTGCTGGTAAAGGGTTTTGATATCGATCCCAAGAGATGAGGAAAGATATGCTGCATCCATGCCGGAAAGATACCCCTCCAGGACAGTGATCTCTCGCAAAGTCACTCTGCTGCATTCAAATAATGGCTTATTTCTGTGGAGATAAATGTCTATAATATAAGAGATGTAACTGACAGGCATCGATGTATTGAGAATATGATTGAGAGAGCAAACCCGGCCAGTCACTGATTTTCTTTTAGGATTTAGCACCTCCCGTGAATCCATAAAAATCAGAATGTTACCATTTGTCATCTTCAAAATGCTCAATAACATACTGAACCAGCGGGGAAAGAAAACGTTATGTTCCAGACAGAGGATAGCCAGCTGATAGTTGCACTTAAAATTTTTATACTTAGCCCTGAAGTCATCATAACCTTCAACATAGCATGCGGTCAGATTTCTTTTGGAGCAGATATCATTAATCAAATGAAACAATCCGCAATGCAATAAACTTTTCCGTCCTGCAACAATAATCCTGTTTTTATATCCAGCCATACTAATACTTTCCCTCTCAAGCAAAACACTAAAAGTAAAGAGCTATGCATTTCTCCAGGGTTAGTATTACTACGCAATCAGAATACGCAATTCAATTCAGTCATTTTAAATATTGAAAATGTAACAATACTGCCTCAGCTTTACACTATGATTTTGAAGGGAAGATAAAGAATAAAACGTAATACCAGGACAAACTTTCAGAAATTAATTAACCAGTTCTCCTGGGGACTGACCTGTTGTGCTGGCATCGGGAATTTTCATGTCCACATAAATTTCATCGCGTCAGCATAATTTGTGAGTATGTTGTGTAGTGATTATCGAATTACAGGTGCGAGCCCCTCGCCGTCTGACATTCAGACCAAAAAAACATTTCTGTCTGACAGACGGATATAAGTTTCCGTAATAGCGCCAGTCTCTCCGGGCAGGCACGGTGGCCATCTGTGCCACACCGGCAGGAAAGATAATTGATGAAACGAAGCGTTCATCGGTGATGTGCCTTCCGTGCCAGATAATGACCTCAACTGTCACCCTATAAAGCAGTGCCGGAGCCAGCCCGTGACGCAGCCTGCGTGCGGGAGTGATGAGCGGTTTTTGTACCATGTCAGGCTGAGTCATAAACCTGACAGGGCAAAGATAGATAACCTGGGCATCAGTTGCCAGCCGTCCAGTCTCAACCCGGCCAGGGCCTGAAAATACTGGCAGTCAGCGTCACCAGACGGAGAAGAAATGCCGGAGGCCGTCAAAGTAAAAGCAATATTGCGAACGCCATAAAACCTGATGCGCTTAACAGATACCTGACAGAACCAACGTCCAGGACAAGCCAGCCGCCGGGCACAAGCAAAGCGATACCGCGGACAGAAAAGGATGCCGTTTATACGGGTGTGAATGAAAGAAATAACGCAGGAAAAAGCCTGCACTGCGTAATAATTGATCGCACCTGACGTAACGTGGTATGTCAGCCGGCATCTGGTGAAGCAGGTAGCTCGTGAAAATAAAAAGCCGGATTGCACAGATCACTTTCACACGCCCTTTACCAGCCACAGGCTGAACTGACGCAGCAATCCGATGAAACAAAACCGTCCTGGTCAGCGACAAAATCTGAGCCGAACGACAGTTTTGACGGGACTGTACCGTTAATCTTACCGGGGGAAAACGCGGCAGTCAGACTGCGCGCCCCACATGCGCTGCACATCTTCTACTGATTGTTCAGACGGTGCTTCCATGAAAAAAGCGATCGCATATCTTCGTTTTTCCTCGCTGCAGCAGGCAAAAGGTGACTCAGTCAGACGGCAGAAAAAACTTATTGATGAATGGCTCAGCCACAATCCTGATTATTACCTTGATCCTGTTACCTACGAGGACATGGGGCTGAGCGCCTGGCGGGGACACCACGCCGTCCGGGGGGCCTTTGCCGTATTTATGGTGGCGGTCGAGCAGGGTCTGGTCGGACACGGCACGGTATTACTGATTGAAAGCCTCGACAGGCTGTCACGCGAGAAAATCGGTGAAGCCACAGGCCGTCTGCGGGCGGTGCTGGAAGCCGGCATTGACGTCGTCACGCTCAGCGATAATGTTCGATATACCCGCGGTTCGCTGGACGATCCCTTCGCCATTATCAGGGCCATTCTGATTGCCCAGCGGGCGAATGAAGAGAGCGAAATGAAGTCCAGGCGCATGCGCGCCGCATGGGCGGAAAAGCGTAAGGCAGCTGCAGAGGGAACCATCATGACAACGAAGTGTCCCTACTGGCTTAAGGTTAATGATGCCCGGAACGGCTTTGACGTGCTGGAAGAGCGCGCAGAAGTAATCCGCTCAGTTTTCCGCATGCGCCTTGAAGGCATGTCATTTGTCAGGATCAGCTGCGCGCTGAACGCACAGGGAAAGGAGAATCTGAAGGGAAAAGTATCACAGTGGAACTCTTCATCCATTGAACGACTGGTCAGAAAAAAGGCGGTAATCGGCTATCTTGTGCCGTCACATCAGTGCACATCGACAGACGCAGAGGAAATACCCGGTTACTACCCGCCAATCGTGAGCGAAGAAGATTTCGCGCGTGCGCAGCTGATGTACCGGGAACCGGAAAGCCGCAGGGATGGTAATTTTAACCCTTACCTCATCAATATTTTCCGCGGGCTGATGCGGTGCGGCGTGTGCGGCCACGCGATCATCCTGACCGGTATTTCGGTAAAGGGTTATGGCTACTACGTATGTTCAATGCGCCGGCAGAACCGCTGTGAAGCCGTCACGATACGCCGGGACCTGACCGATCGTTATCTGATTAGTGGTCTGGTCCAGGAAGCATCAGCTACCGGCGGGCGCGTTTCAGCTGAAGATACGCTGCGACCGCTGACGGCACGCCATCTGCAACTGACCGGAAGTCTGCACAATGTCATCAGAGCAATTGAAATCGCGCCAGACGTGACTGAACTCTGCGAGCGGGCAAAGAGCTTGTCCGGGGAGATAAGAAAGCTGGAGAGTGAGATGGCCGGCGTCCGACAGATGAGGGACTGCGCTGCGGTTACTACGCTGAACCTGCAGGACATCAGCGATCGCCAGACTTGCCAGCGCACGGCACGCAGCCTCATCCGGGAGATCAGGCTGCATACAGGGGCAAAGACGTGCGATCTATTTCTTAATAACGGCATGAAGATCCACAACTACCCTCTTTACCGCCAGGTTGGCTGGTCATCCATCCTTGACGCTATGGCGTTTCTCGGAGAGGAAGAGATTTATCTTTAACTGTGACACCGGCGGCTGGGCTCACCAATACAGATTTATAAAAAGAATGCTTCCCCGACCAGACGTCAATGCTGTGGATGGTACGTCTCATCATTTACGACTTCATCCAGGTACTCGGGCCTGCCTGTTACTGCGCTATCAACCAGCTGAAATATGGTCGTTGTACGGGTTTTTTGGTTCAACGAACGTTTGTATCCAGTTTGCTTCTGATAGACCTGATCGCTGCCTCACGGGAATTTCAGCGCTTCATTCCGGAAAAACGCCATGCGCTCCCGAAATTATTCACGCATTTCTCAAGGCAGCTGCCGCTCCACTTCACCGGGGATCACCAGCTGGTTCATAGCTTATTTCCAGTCTACATCAGACGCGGCTATATCTGCGTTAACTCTGTCGCGCTCTTCCCGGGACCAGGCTGCAAGGTTATAAGACAAGATGTTTCCTCCGGACGGCAGTATCCCGCCTATGCTCAATAGCAGGAGGTGATTATGTGTGGACGATTTGCGCAATACAGCAGCAGGGATGATTATTTTGAGGCGCTTGGCGCCGGCCCGGACGAATTAACTCGGGACCCGGAGCCTGTTGGCCGGTACAACGTGGCGCCGGGCACGAAGGTCCTGTTGCTCAGTGAACGCGACGGGGATCTGGCGTTCGACCCGCTCTACTGGGGCTATGGTCCGGAGTGGTGGGATAAGGCGCCGCTCATTAACGCCCGCGGTGAAACCGCTGCGTCAGGGCGCATGTTTAAACCGCTGTGGGAACACGGCCGTGCCGTCGTGCCTGCAGACGGCTGGTTTGAGTGGCAAAAAAATGGTGCTGGAAAACAGCCCTACTTCATTTACCACCGGGAGAGGCAGCCGCTGTTTTTTGCGGCTATCGGGAAGGCGCCCTTTAATCGTGAGCACGGGCGCGAAGGCTTCGTTATCGTCACCGCAGCCAGCAATCAGGGCATGGTAGACATACATAACCGCCGTCCACTGGTGCTGACTGCAGAAGCGGTCCTGGAATGGCTGAGTAATGACACTTCGCCGGCGCGTGCAGCTGAGATCGCACTTGACAGCGTACTTCCTGAGTCCGCTTTTACCTGGCATCCGGTAACCACACAGGTGGGCAACGTTCATAACCAGGGCCCGGAGCTTGTTCAGACAGCAGACAGCAACTGATCTAACAGTCATTGCACTCGTCTGCAAATCACTCTGGAAATACTTCGCAGTTTGCATCAGCCCCCAACGCTTGCCGCAGTCACGGCTGAGGCGCACCGCAACTGCGCGAAGAACGAACAGTCTTGTCGAGGAAGCGTCATTTGACCGATGCCGGTATGGACCGCTTATGCACATTACGCTTTTTCTGCATTTTAAACAAAACCGGTCTGGCCATAGAGCACCGGGCTGTAAAACTATAACCGGAAACGACTCAGAGAATAAAAACAAGTTCGATGCGCAATAGTATTTGTTTATTTTTCGTGAGACCAGACGCCACAACTATTAATTCTGCGCTATGAGGCGCGTTTAAATAACCAAACCGCCGCTTGAGAAAAAACATTTACTCTTGAATATTCTTACAATTACAATGTGGGCTGTTATTTTAATTCCTGAAGGCTTGAGGGAGTCTTTTATAATGCCGTTGAAAAGCCCTTCTCATTCTGGCTGAGTTACCGAACCCGCAGTATCTGGAAACTTTTTCAACGGAAAGCCCTGATGTTTCCAGAAGAGACTTAGCTGAATCCAGACGAATTTTTTCAACCGCTTTGGCAATAGTTTCACCTGTTTCTTTAGTAAAAAGCCTGGTGAGTTGCCTTGAACTAAGGCAAGCAACCTCAGCTAAACTTTCAACTCGCAAGTCATGATCTAAATGCGTATGAATATAATTCAAAACAGCTTTTATTTTTGATGACTGAGGTTCTAAAAATAAAACAGGTGAAAATTGCGATTGTCCCCCTGTGCGGCGCTGCGCGACAACAAGTTCCTGAGCAACTTTTAATGAGACTGCAGTGCCAAGATTATCCTCAATTATCGCAAGCGCGAGATCGATACCGCTGGATATTCCTGCTGATGTCCAAACGCCACCATCTTTCACGAACAGAGCATCAGTGGATAGTATTACATCAGGGTATGAATCACTAAAAATATGCCTATATTTCCAGTGAGTAGTAACGGTTTTCCCATCCAGAAGACCCAACTCAGCGAGGACAAAAGCTCCCGTGCAGATACTGCCAAAACTTTTACTGGATAGGCACGCTTTCTTCAGCGCTCTACCTTCCTGGCTATCTCTTGAGATATTCCGGCCTCCCTGACCTCCTACAACCAACAGTAAATCGAAGGATTGCTCCGGGTCGAGTTTTTGAGATTCGATTGAGAACCCAGCTGTACACGTAACAGCCCCACCCCTCATGGATAAAACATGTTGTTTATAAACAATATGATGCCCCGTGAAGCTCACGAACTGAAAAGCAGCCAATGGCCCACTAAGATCTAAAAGTTGAAAATCATCAAAGATGTAAAAACCTATGTTCATAATGTCCTTTTTTGAATGATTAATGTCATTTTGGCCACCACTATAGATGGTAGGCTCATTTCAGGCCATTACAATCTTAGGGATTCATCATGTCTAATTTCTTCAAGGTATTGATTCCAATCTATAACGGCGTAACGCAGCTTGATTTCACTGGTCCTTACCAGTTCTTTTCCCGTACACCTCAGTTCGAAACAATTCTCGCATCAGTAGACGGTGAAGATGTTTATGCTGACGGCATGCATTTCACAGGGCTCAGGGATCTCATGCATGAGAAAGAATGCGACGTACTGTGTGTTCCAGGTGGAAGTGGATGTACGGATGCTATTGAGAACGATAGATATATGGAATCAATAGTAAAACTGGCTCATACAGCATCTTATATAACCTCTGTTTGTTCTGGCTCATTAATACTCGGCGCTGCCGGTTTACTCTCAGGAAAGAGAGCAGCCTGCCATTGGGCATGGCGTGATCAGCTCAGCTTGTTTGGCGCGATACCGGACGAAGGCCGAGTGGTAAAAGACGGAGATGTCATAACGGGTGGAGGAGTTACCGCAGGTATTGATTTTGCTCTGGTATTGATTGGAGAGCTTTGCGGTGAAGATGCAGCCATGCAAGTTCAGCTGGGGCTGGAATATGCTCCACATCCACCTTATGAAGCTGGACGTCCTGAGACAGCCCCAGCCTGGATTGCTGCCAAACTAAAAGAATCATCAGCCAAAAGAGTAAGCGAGCGTTTGCATATTTTAGAAAATGCTGCCAGAAAAATTAGCAAAACAATGCATTCCTGACTCTTTAATTAGTGGATATGAAGGTCTTCTATGAATCGCAGAGAATTTATTTCATCATGTTGTTGTGTGCTGTGTGCATCTGCGCCAATGTTTAAAGCAATGGGTAAGACTTCCCAAACCATACCCCTGTCCAGATTTAACGGCAAATTGCCAGCAACATTGGCAGGGGTTACTATACCCCATACACGCTTCACTGATGGGGCTACTGAGCTTGTTGCTTCATGCTCATCAGCTCCCCTTTTCAATCATGTTGTAAGAACATACTTATTCGCAGCTTCTATTGGAAAAAAACTTGGCAAAGCTTTTGATGAAGAAATGCTTTATTTAGGTTGTATAATGCACGACCTGGGGCTTACCGAAAAGTTCATCAAAGATGCCAGATTCGAACTGGATGGAGCTGATGCGGCACGGCAGTACTTAGTTGATAACAAATTTCCTGAGGAAAAAGCAGAAGTTATCTGGGATGCAATCGCTTTACATGCAACGATGGAATTGCCGGAACGAAAAAGGCCAGAGATTGCGCTTGTCCATTTAGGGGCTTTTATGGATGGGGGGATGAATGCAAATATTTTCCCCTTGTCATTCTTTGAAGAAGTATTTGAGGAACTCCCGCAAAATGGAAACAAAACGCACTTTATCGAACTCGTTGCTAATGTTTTGAGAAAAAAACCTCATACTGCCTATCTTTCATTTGAAAAAGACATTGGAGTAAAAATGGTAGAAGGATTCCCAACAATTAACTATTGCGATATTAAACCAAACTATCCTTTCAATAGATAACAAACCTTTTATTGCCTGTCATAACACAGCGTTTACGCAAGGAACAGCGGTCGTGTCGAAGGAGCGTCATTCACCTACGCCGGAATGAACCGATAACGCAGATTACGCTTAATTCTGGATTTCAACAAAAGCAGCCCGGCCACTGAGTGACGGGCTGCAAAGGTATAACCGGAAACGCCTCTCCACGTCTGCCGGCTCTGACCTGAGCATAGTGGCGCGGCTCAGCATCAGCCAGGCTGACCTTCATAAAAATTTCCCGGCGGGTCAGTCAGATGGCTTCGCTTGGGTGCCAACCCGTTTCGCTCCCTCTTGCCAGATAATTCCCCATCAATAATACTGTATATATAAACAGTAAAATAACAGGAGGAATTTTATGCGCGATTCACTCAGCACTTTCGAAGTCACACAGCAGTATGGCCGGGGCATCAGATCATGAACCCGGGCAGCTATACCGCCGGCCTGACGCTGCTCTGGCCTCCCATTTTTACGCCGAGGGTCAGGGTACCGCTTTATGCCGATCCATGCGCCGCCGGCTTCCCCTCCCCTGCACAGGACTACGTCGAGAAAGAACTCGATCTGAACGAGCTGTGCATCCGCCGGCGCGCCTCAACCTTCTTCGTGCGCGCCAGCGGCAACAGCATGCGTGACCTGGGTCTCTGCGATGGCGACGTCATGGTGGTTGACCGGGCCGAGGAAGCCGCGCACGGCGATATCGTGATTGCCGAGGTCAACGGCGAGTTTACGGTCAAGCGCCTGCAGCTGCAGCCCAGGCTCGCGCTGTTGCCCATGAATCCGGCCTACCCGGTGATCTATCCGGAGGAGCTGCAGCTGCTCGGCGTCGTGACCTGGTTCTTTAACAGCACCCGTGGCCGCCGGAGGTGATCATGCCCATGTTTGGACTTGCCGACGTCAATTCCTTTTACGCCAGCTGTGAGGCGCTGTTCCGCCCTGACCTGCGCGGCAGGCCGGTGGTCGTGCTGAGTAACAACGACGGCTGCGTCATCGCACGCAGCGCCGGTGCCAAAAAACTCGGCATAAAAATGGGCGTCCCGTGGTTTCAGATAAAGGGGCAGGATTTTGCCGAGCGGGTGCATGTGTTCAGCTCAAACTATGCGCTTTACCACAGTATGTCGCAGCGCGTGATGACCGCCCTGGAGGAGATCACCCCCCGCGTCGAGCAGTATTCCATTGACGAAATGTTCCTGGAGCTGACCGGCATCGATCGCTGTGAGGATTTTGAGCATTTTGGCCGGCGCCTCCGTGCGTATGTGCTGGCCACGACCGGCCTGACTATCGGCGTGGGCATGGGACCAACAAAGACCCTGGCAAAATCGGCGCAGTGGGCCAGCAAGGAGTGGCCGCAGTTCCGCGGTGTGCTGGCGCTGACGCCGGGCAACCCGAAGCGCACCGCAACGCTGCTGGAAAACCAGCCCGTTGAAGAGATATGGGGCGTTGGCCGGCGCATCGGCAAAAGACTCAACCTGATGGGCATCGAAAATGCCCTGCAGCTGGCGCGCGCGCACCCTGCCCTCATCCGAAAGAACTTCAGCGTGGTGCTCGAGCGCACCGTTCGCGAGCTCAACGGTGAATCGTGCATTCCCCTAGAGGAGTTTGCACCGGCCAAACAGCAGATTGTCTGCAGCCGCTCCTTTGGCGAACGCATTACTTCAAAGGTAGCCATGCAGCAGGCGCTGTGCCTGTATGCGACAAGAGCGGCTGAAAAGCTCAGAGGCGAACGGCAGTTCTGCCGGCGCATCAGTGTGTTTATCCGCACTTCACCGCATGCAGTCAATGAGGTGTTTTACGGGAACAGCGCCGGGGAAAAGCTCAACCTGCCCACGCAGGATACTCGTGACATCATTGACGTGGCCATGCGATCGCTCGATCGCATCTGGCTTGAAAGGCGGCGCTATATGAAGGCTGGCATCATGCTCGATGATTTCACACCGGACGGCGTAAGTCAGCTGAACCTGTTTGATGGAGATAAGCCGCGGGCAAACAGCGCGCAGCTGATGAAGGTGCTGGACGGCATCAACCAGTCCGGGCTGGGACATATGTGGTTTGCGGGACAGGGGATTAATACTGAATGGAAAATGAAGCGGGAATTGCTCAGCCCCGCATGGACCACGCGCTGGTCAGACATTCCTGTAGCGCGCGTATTTTAACCAGACAGAATATGCAAAACCGATGTCTCATGGTTTAACTTTTTATTTCACACAGACCACATTCAGAGGCGGCTCAGATTGCTGTGGCAGCGAAGCGACTTTCGGGTAAGCCTGAGAATACGGCGGATTTCGCTCTCAGTAGCGCGCCATCATGCTTTGATGGCGCAGTCAGACCCACGCTGGCACTGCTGCAGTAAAGCGTTGTGAAGGCCTCACCCGCAATGACCGGACAGGTGCTCTGAACGGAGGGAGAAGGCAGGATACAGTCTGTGGTTCCGTCCGGGCGGTAACGCACCAGACGACTCCCTCCCCATTCTGCATTCCAGAGATACCCTTCGGCATCCACACAGGAGCCATCAGGAGCACCTTTCCCTTCAGTTTCGGTGAACACTCGCGGATTTTTCAGAGAGGGATAATCGCAGCAGAAAATCCGCCCCTGCATTGAGTCGCAATAGTACATTATCCCGCCATCCGGGCTGAAGCAGATGCTGTTCGGGATGGCAACCTCAGGCAGGGAAAGCGTCTCAACAGTGAGTGTCACTGCGTTGAGCCTGTGAAACTTACCAATAACTTTCGCTGGATAGCCGTCATCCATCGTTCCAAAGACAAAGTTACCGGCTCTGTCACAACGTCCATCCCCTGTACGGGTCCCCTCCTCACCCGGCGAATCTGCTACCGGGGTAAACTCACCGGTATCAAGGTCACAGAAGGCCAGTCGTGAAGCTAGCGCCATTAGCAGGACGTTCGCTTTCTCCGTCAGTGCAAACGAGCCGAGACGTTCAGGCAGTGACCATCGCATCACGATGCCGGTATCTTCTTCCAGAGCGAGTAGCTCACTGCTTTCAATGTCAGTCCAGTAAAGCCTGCGTGTTCTTTCGCACCAGAGCGGGCACTCTCCCAGCACATTTTTAACATCTGCTGCTACTGCAAGCATGTTTTTCTCCCGTTATAAGTACGCATTGCGCCTGTATAAAAGCTGCGTGAGTCTGCACCTGAGCAGACGCACGTAATGATCCGTTCGCTCGGTTAATGCAGAAAACGCTCAGAGAGTCTGTCACCGAAAAGCATGACGGCGAGTCCGGTCAGCATGACCAGCATTCCAGCCAGCTTAAGTAAAGTAACCGGCCGCCTGATCGCGCCCAGCAGACCAAAATGGTCGATCATCTGCGATGAGAGCAACTGCCCGACAATGGCCAGTCCGAGCAGGGCTGAAAAACCAATTTTCGGTGCAAGTACCACGTAGCTGAACAGCGCGCAGGCACCTATCAGTCCGCCTGCCAGACTCCACACAGGCTGAGAAGGAATAGCGGCAAGTGAGGTAAATAATCCCCCGCGCAGCAGCGAGTAAATTCCGAGGCTGAATGCCCCGGCAGAAAAGGAAAACAACGCGGCAGTGACCGAGTCGCCTCCGAGTCCTTTTGCAAGCTGGCTGTTCAGGGTTGTCTGCAGGGTAATGCCCAGGCCCGCTGCAAAAGCTATTACGTAATAAATCGCGCTCATGCTTTTGGTCTCTGTCAGTTAGCCTGCACCAGTGGCATAAAGTTTTCCGCAAATATGTCAGGCTTGTATCCTGCTGCCGCAAAAAGATGTTCACGTGATTCATCAATGGCTGCGCGCAGGCGCTCGCTGTCCACACCCAGCACTTTGCCGTTCTGCTTGACGATACGTCCACCGATCATGACTGTATCGATATTACTGCGCTCGGTTGCATGCACCACCGTACCAAACGCATTGCCATTCGGGTAAAGGTTGAGATCTGTCGCGCTAATCAGTACCAGATCAGCCTGTTTACCAGGCGTCAGGCTGCCCACCTTATCCTGCAGTCCTGCACAGAAAGCCCCATCCACGGTTGCCGATTTAAGAAGCTGTGCTGCCGTAAGCGTAGTCAGCGTACGGTCTGAATCACAGCAGTGCTGCCTGTACATACCCATCACACGCTGCAGATAAAACGCCACGCGCATTTCCATAAACATGTCGGTACTGTAGGACGTTTCATTATCCACGCTCAGCCCGGGATTGATGCCGTGACGCTGTGCGGCCTCAATAGCAAACATTCCGTTTTCGATGCCATAATGCGAGTCAGAGCGCGGGCAGACGTTCACCCGTACACCGGCTTCCCGCAGAATTTCCCATCCCTCGTCAGGCAGTGCCGTGCAGTGATTAAAAATATTGTCCGAGCCAAGCAGGCCTTTCTGGTGCAGTGACTCAAGTTCAGAGGCCATCTCAGCACCGAAAAATTCAGTGACAATAGGCAGTCCGAGCCTGCGTGCTTCAGCCCACAGCTCTGGCTCCAGCTGAGCCATAACGCCCAGGGAAACGAGACTTTCCGGGTTATCTTTAAAATATTTTTCCTGCAGGCGCTGCCAGTTACCCGGCCAGTGCGCTTTATCCCATTCGCCAGCTACCGGTGCGCCGGAAGCATGGATGGCGCGAATGCCCGAATCAAGGAGTGCCTCAACGGCGGCGTCAGAATGCGCAGCGCTGCGGCTGTTGTGGGAATTATCAATGATTGTCGTGATGCCAGCGTCGATAGCGCCCAGTGCCGTCAGGAGGTTACCCACATAGATGTCAGAAGGTCGATAGTATTTGGCAAAAGAGAAGTGAGTGGCGTTGCTATAGTCGTCCAGACAGGTAGCGTTGGGGTTGATGCGGCGCAGCTGCCCCTCCCATGCGTGACGATGGGAATCCACCATACCCGGCATGGCAATCATATTCGTGGCATCAATGACGTACGCGCCGTGCGCATCCAGATTCTGCCCCACAGCGGTAATGGTTGATCCGCTGATGAGAATATCACCGCGTTCATGGTTACCAACACTCTCATCCATGCTGAGTATAGTTGCATTGCGGATTAGCGTCAGAGGCGGATTTACGTACTCATTGTTAACAATATTTCTGGTGTAATCGGTCATTTTTACAGCCTTATTACGAATCAACAGTCAAACCATACGCCAGGTTATTAAGCTTAAAAAGCCGCATAACGCGTTTTCATAATTCACTATTTACGAATAATAAGGTTAAATATTCAGACGCAACGAAGCGAAAGGAGCAGGAAGATGGATCGTATCCAGGCTATGCAGATTTTTACACGGGTAGCTGAAGCCGGAAGCTTTGTCAGGGCAGCGGAGACACTTTCACTCCCCTCATCTACCGTTACGAGCACCATTAAAAATCTTGAAAAGTACCTGCAGGTCAGACTGCTTAACCGAACGACGCGGCGGGTCAGCCTCACCCCTGAAGGGCTGCGGTATCTCGAAAAGTGCCGGGAAATACTCTCCTTAATCGAACATACAGAGTCAAGCCTGGCGGATTCAGGCAGGCGTCCTAAGGGACCTTTACGCATTGATATGCCCGGTGGGATCGCCCATTTCATCGTTATGCCACATCTGAAAGACTTCAACCGGCGCTATCCTGATATTTACCTGATGCTGGGCGTGAGTGACCGGCAGGTCGATCTGGTTCAGGAGGGCGTGGATTGTGTGATCAGGACAGGTGAGTTGCTTAACTCCACACTTGTTGCCCGTCCACTGGGGAGGTTTCGCTGGATCACCTGTGCCTCTCCGGACTATCTGCGGGAGTACGGGATCCCCCAGTCTCCTGCAGATTTGCCACATCATCGGGCTATACACTATTTTTCTGGACAGACACGGCGTACCAGCGAGTTACACTTTGTCCAGGGAACGGAAACGCTATCGGTACCGGTCAGCGGTCAGGCGGCCGTTAATGAGACGGGGCTTTATATAAAGATGTGTCTGGAGGGTTTCGGTCTGGCTCAGCTTGCCGAGAGCGTTGTTTCAGAACACCTGAAGAAGGGAACACTGGTTGAAGTGCTCGCAGACTGGCAGCCGTCATCAGTCCCGGTCAACTTACTTTATCCCCATCAGAAATTCCTCTCCCCTGCCGTGAGCGCATTTGCAGACTGGATAAATGAAATTATGTGACACCTCAGTATCCGCTGTATCGACCCTCAAAAACTTTTCTAATTTGTAGAGATTATCCATTCCACTTAAATCACAGTATGTCGCAGCGCGTAATGACTGCTCTGGAGGAGATCACGCCCCGCGTTGAGCAGAATTCCATTGACGAAATGTTCCTGGACCTGACCGGCATTGATGGCAGCGAGGACGTTGAGCATTTCTGCCGGCGCCTGCACTGGCCAGACTGACACCCAAAAGTTTCCAAATCAGCAGGTGAATCTGTAAAGCTCCCCTACCCGCCCTGAACCCTTCAGGTATCGCATAATCCATGTCAGCCACCAGTTTGCAGTCTCGTCGTTCTCTGGTACGCTTTGAGGGAGGCTATTTGCGTCCGTCTTCAATGAACCGTACCAACTTCATTTCACACTGCGCTAGCATGCTTAAAGGTGTTGTGCCTGTCCGCTTTGTGTTAGTAGCGGACGTTGCTGATATAAATTGAAGGAGGGTTGCCCCACCTTCGGTAACAAATTAGTGTATTTTAGTCTTTTAAAATAAATACTAACACTTACTCTAAATGTTTTACTTTAGTAATTGAACCAAGCGGATGAAAGTCTGGTAAATATGTTTTAATTTGCCCATCAGCTAATAAATAATGATTTGCGGCATCTTGAAATACATCCCTAGATAGAGGATGTAAAGCGTTAGGGTTATGGTAAACCTCTAGACCTTCACTCCATTGCTCATGGTAGGAAGGAGAGCCGACTTCCAGGCTAAATGATAAAGGTCTTATTGCATTGACATCATTATTAATTCTAAGTCCCGTCCTAATCATCTCTGAACCTTCAGGTGCGAATTCATTTAGAAGTCCCATGCGATTGAACTTTCCAAATGATGCATCATTAGAGAAAATTACAGCGCTAATATTTTCCGCTTCTGGAAGATTAAAAAAACCTGAAGGGATTACTTTCCCCCCCCAACTATGCTCTTCGATCTTAACAGGAACTATTGTCACACTCCCACTATCGTCTACTTTGGCCTCATGTCTGTACCCATAAAGATAATATGGTAATGACGCCCTGGAATCCTTACCGGAAGCAGGACTGAGACAGTCTGTGATAGCAAAAACTAAAGGCTTATCTTTACAAACTGGCTTTTCCCAATACTTTTTTTTGAGTTTTGAAAAAAGAGCACTTCCGTATTTTATAGGATAATAGTTATTCTTTATATCTTCCAAATCTTTTAAGTTGTAATGTTGTGGCAACTCTTCATCTTTACCCTCTATTATTGAAGGGTTGACAGTTGTAGCTTCTATGCAAAACTCACCATGAAAGCTGTCACAAATAAAGTCAGGAATAGCTTCTTTCTGATTGAATGTTATATCATTCTCAGTCAATAAAGCGAATAGATACAGCTCCCATATTCGTTGATTAAAACCTGTTGTCTGAAATTGCTCTACAAAATTACCATCTGCATCTTCATACCAACGCATCATGGGTTCAATAATATTCTTTGCAGAAGCAAATAAAGAATTAGATACCAACTCATTGAAAAGAGGAGATAGTTTGTTTTTTGTTTTTATTAGTGGGGTAAAAAAATCAACCGGGGCCTTATGAGTCCCCCCTTGCAATCTTTCCTTATCAAGATTTTCATGTATTTCTAGTATTTTGGTCAACAAGGCGGATTCAGAAAGAGAAAAATTTTCATTCCATTCGGAATTAGCAATAAAACGGTATCGTTCGGATTCATCACGAGCCATTAATATTCCGAAAAAATCTTTATCGATGTAATCTTGTATGATGCATGAAACAATACTTTTGTCTTCAGTTTCATACCAAGCGATTTCCCTACCAAAGGTTTTCGCCCGGGGGTCCCTCGCATACGCCGCGAGAGAATCAAACCTGGAATGCTTTATTTTTCTAATATTCATTTTAGATTCATGATTTTTAGGGAAAAAGTAATACTACTATTTATTAAGAAAGATACAAGCGCTGTTTTGCATCATGGATTATTTTGACAAAAATATGGGTATGTGACTTATTCTTCTTGAATTACTGTGGATAATCTAGACACTTTTGTAGTGCTACCACGAATCATTCGTTAAGAAGGTTAGATGTCTCTTTCTCGCTCACAGTGGAACTAACAATCTTTTTTTCATAGCGCTGTGTGCCAATAGCGGACATCAGTCTGTTGTCAGCCCGCTTTGTGCCAGAAGCGGACTTTCAACGCTGCAAATCATAAGCAGACAGAAGTTGCACTGTGAGTCACGAGCGGTACAGCTTTTGGCTGTCCGTATGTATTTTGTGCTCGACCCCGTAGCTCATGTTCCTCGTCGCCCATTACTTTCACACGTCACGCCTTCTAAAATATTCATTTAGCCGATGGTAACGACCATCTTGCCCAAGCTGTGTAGCAGCTTGCACGATTTGACTCAAGCACTGGCCCAATTCCCGGGGCACCCACTGTTGGTCGGAAATTATGACATTAAGCAGGCCTAGCGCATCCGCTGGATATCGGCTACATAAACCTGATTCGTGTAAAAGGCGAACGACGTAATGCGGATGTGCGATCGGTTGTAGCCAGTCCTGCACCTCAATTAAAGCCGCCGGAAATTCATCTCGGGCTGCAATAACCATACGAGTTAAAGACTCGGAGATACGTAGAGTGGCTAGGTCGCGAGATTTTGGCCAGATCTGTTGCCAGAATGGCTGAACACGGTTTTTCCAATAATCCTTACTCTGATCAGCCGCACCTTCAAGCGCCTGGTAAAGCGCTTGTGCGCATACCTCTAGACCTTCTCGTGGAAGTGCGCCAATTGCCGATCGTAATTCCTCCACGGTGTATCCCTCAGTCAAGCTCAATGCTGCGTAAGTTAGGAAGGTCGCGAATTGCTGGCGGTGATCGCTAAGATCAGCATAGTGATTTGCACTCTCCAGAAATTGCGACTTAAAGGCTGTAAGCAACGGCTGGTATAAGCGTGGAGACCAAAGAAATCCTTCCCACACGGCTTTTGCTTCGACAGGATTGTTCCAACCAAACAAGGGCAACAGATGTTGTTCGGTCCAAGGGCGGTCCACACGGAAAAATGTGATAAGCCGCGAACCTAAAAGTACCCGGCCATGACGAAATCGAGCTATCTGCGCATCGCACAGTGTGGTGAACATGGGCTTCAATTCAGCAGGAAGCAGATCATTATCATTGGGATTCTGCTTGAACCACAGAGTAATCAAGGCTTGCGTGACATGCCCGATTGGATGGTTAATCGCCGAAGTGACAGAGTTCTCGGTGTCGATTACGTTAGACCCTGAACCGGTTTCAAGCGCTAGGATGCGGCGGCAAAGGTTCAACAGGATATCCGAATGGCAGCTGATGGACTTGGAGACCACCTTCATCCACCAAGTTACAGCGTGGTCAATCTCCTGAAGGACAGTATTTGGCATAGTATGCACCAGCGGTGCGGCGTACTGCCAAGAACGCAACACCATATTTTCTTCGGCCCAAGTCTGTAGAGCTTCACGCCACCGGCCCGCGGGCCACATACCATCTTGTGATAGCTTACGTAAAGCGGACAGACTGTGAAAAAAGCGCGTGCGACAAACGTCACACCACGTGTCCTCATAGAAAGGCCCCTGTTTTGGCATCGGCTTTGCGAGCCATTGCACCAGTTCCTGTCGTGTTCGGGGGGCAATGTCGACATCTCGGCTGTCTTCGAAGTCTGGATCACCGGTACCGCTCATCCAGTGAGAGAACTCGTCACGTTCGTTGGTTGCCAACTGCCATTGTGGATGGGCAGTGGATAATTCCGCCAAGCGTGCCGCCGCAGACGCGCCTAAGACGAGGCCCGATTTGCTTAGCTTTGCCAGATGCAGCCAGATGGAACGTGCTACTAACTCTTGCCAATATTCTGCTTCTAAGTCATCTCTGTACATCTCGCGCGGAGGTCCTACCAAGATGGATGCTTCCAGGTGGTCTTGTGCAGTTCCTGTCAAATGCTGGCCCTGCAAAACAAACAACCTGAATACCTCACGTCTAGTATGTATAGACCACAGCCACCACGCGCCTTCCGCCAGTAACCATTTTACCCACTGTTCGGGCCGTATGCAGTCGTTTTGGCTTGCAGCAAACAGTGCCAGACGTTTAAACGTGGGATATGGGAACTCAAACCAATTCAGAGCAATGCGCATAGCAAGAGCGCTGTCATTCGAGAGAACTTTTAGCCATGCATCGCGCACCAATTCAATCAAGGTCAGCCGGTTATTGCGGATGTAAAAAAAGTAGCGGACATGGCGCGGTTCGCGCGCCATGTCGAAGAATTCCGCTACCACGTTCAGGACGCTTACTACCGCGAAGGCTTCAGTGCGCACTTTGGGGAATATCCGCAATTTGTGTTTATCGCGGTCAGCGAAAACATCGACTGCGGTCGGTACCCGGTGCGTGCTTTCCAGCTGCAAGCCGGAGATGTCGAGACTGGCCACCAGCTCTTTCGCCGGGATCTGAACACCTACCACCAGTGCCGCATCAGCAACAGCTGGGGCGGCGTCGAAGAACTCCGGCGTCCGGCATGGGCGCGCAAACAGGATAATGTGATATGAGCAGACAACTCACCACACCAGAAACTACCCCAAACACCGCGGCGATTTTCAGTCCTGATACGCTGGATAAGCAGATCCGTCTTGCCGAGATTATGGCGAACAGCAGAGTCACCGTTCCCTCTCATCTGGCCGGCAATGCATCAGACTGTCTCGCCGTAGCGATGCAGGCACTGCAATGGCAAATGAATCCCTTTGCCGTTGCACAGAAGACGTATACGGTCAGCGGCGTACTGGGCTACGAAGCACAACTGGTCAATGCTGTCATCACGACAATGGCACCGACGCGGGATCGCCTTCAATACGAATGGTTTGGTCCCTGGGAAAACGTTATCGGCAAATTCACCGAAAAAACGTCAGGTAAAGGCAATAAGTACGCGGCGCCTGACTGGACACACAACGATGAATCCGGCTGCGGTGTCCGCGTATGGGCAACGATGAAGAATGAGAGGAAGCCGCGGATTCTGGAGTTGCTGTTATCACAGGCGCAGGTGAGAAACTCCACACTCTGGGCAAGCGATCCGAAACAGCAGCTGGCTTATCTGGCCGTCAAACGCTGGGCCCGCCTGCATTGTCCTGATGTCATTCTGGGCGTTTATACACCTGATGAACTCGAGACGGTTCGTCCTGTTGATCACAATATTACGCCTGCAGGCCCGGGGACCGATTTGAACGCGCTGATTAACAGCCAGGCGCTCCCTTTGTCGTGTGGTCAGGAGGACACCGTGAAAGCCTCTCTTGCCGTGTCAGGAGAGGATACCCCGGCCTGGGAGGGAGACATTGCCAGCCATGATGGCTGTCAGGGCAGTAAGCGGGTGGCTGAACGAACGCCTGAAGAGCTGCTGACTGATTTTACCGAGGCAGCCCTGAATGAGGTCACTCTGCCAGGCCTCGACAAATGCTATCGATACGCTGCCCTTAAGCTGGCCAACCATCCTGATTTGCTCAGTAAAGCAACAGATGTTTTCCTTATCCGCAAAGCAGAGCTTGAGGAAGCGCAGGCAAAAAGCTAACCCTGACCCTGGTCATTAAGAGGCGATTATGATCCCGTCCGTCAGCATGGCAAAGATAAACCGAAATGATCGTTACTATTCTGTCGCTGAATCAGCCGCCAGAGCTGAGCGTGTTGGCCAGTACGAACAAGCGAGTAAACTCTGGCGTAAAGCCATTAAGCTCGCCAGAAAGGAAATTAACGCATGCTGGTCTGCGCACCGCGCTGAATTATGTAATAGTATAATTCGTAATGGTTGGTCTTAATACGCCTCAGAAAGCAGACATCATCCTGTATAAATTAAAAAAATTATTGAATATTCATTTTTCTGACTTCACGAAATAAAGCTGCAATGCTAATTTGCTTGTCATTAGATTTAGCCAGAATTGCCAACCATTTTGAATACAAACCTCAATGTGTAGACACTTGCCTTATCGGAGCCAGAATGAAAGGGAAGCTATTGAGTTATATTGACAACCGACTAAATCATCATTGTTCTGATCCGGTTGAGCAAATGGTGTATTTCATCGCGAGGCTATCCCTGACGGTCTCTCCTGTTGCATGGACAGTAAAAAACGCTGAAAGTAAAGCAGATAAGCCCTTCCTGACTTATGACGAAGCACGAGACTATATTGAGCAAAATGGTGAAAGTGGGGATTACATCGCACCCCTGTTTGCAACCGTGAAGATGGAACTTTTTGGTGAAGATGTACGACATTTGCTTCTCACTCCATCCCCTGAACAATGTGATTAACGCTTCGAAATTAATTTTATTAGAGCGGCAATAAGAAAACCATTACATCCTGAAAAGGAGATGGCGCTTATTATTTTTATTTGCAGGCAGATATTCATGTTCAGTTCATACTGGCAGCGCTTATTTGCACCTTCAAACTTGAAGTTTTATTTGTGCGAAAAAACCGGTGATTTATTCAAATCACCTACTAAATATGAGTCTGATGATCAACTCAAGAGGAGAGCAATTTGAAAAAATATTAACCCTAAAATCGTCAGGATTTTAATTATTTCCATATGCAACAGATAAAGCCCACCAGGGAACTTAATTCAAATTTAATTTAAAGGTCAAAAGGAAATGTACACCAGAATAATTATATCGTATTTAATAATGTCATTGTCTGTGATCACACCTGCGCACGCCAATTTATTTTCTTGGTTACACCCTAATAAAAATAAATCTAAAGATAAGGAAGATATCAAACATAATACTGCAGACATTAAGACAAACAATCAAAAGATTAGCACCAATGCTGCGGGTATCAGGACCAACCAGCAGAACATCAGCACCAATGCTGCGGGTATCAAGGCCAACCAGCAGAACATCAGCACCATTGCTGCGGGTATCAAGGCCAATCAGCAGAACATCAGCAGCAATGCTGCGGGTATCAGGACCAACCAGCAGAACATCAGCACCAATGCTGCGGGTATTAAGGCCAATCAGCAGAATATCAGCACCAATGCTGCGGGCATCAGGACCAACCTGCAGAACATCAGCACCAATGCTGCGGGCATCAGGACCAACCAGCAGAACATCAGCACCAATGCTGCGGGCATCAGGACCAACCAGCAGAACATCAGCACCAATGCTGCGGGTATCAAGGCCAACCAGCAGAACATCAGCACCAATGCTGCGGGTATCAAGACCAACCAGCAGAACATCAGCACCAATGGTATTGGCATTCAGGCAAATAAACAAAATATTGGCACCAACACTGCAGTTATCGAAGCTAACAGAAAAGAGATCGGGGCTAACATCGTGAGAGCAGAAGTGAACAGGAACGATATTAATCACAATCGTTCAGCTATTGCGGCCAATTATGAAAGCACTCTGCATAACCATGAGCTTGTTACTGATAACGCTCATGCTATCCAGACGGTTACCGGCCAGTTAAATACATTTAAATTTGAAGCTGAAAGCCGATTTAGCAACATTGAAAATGATATTAGAAAGAACGACAAAAAAGCGATGGCCGGGATAAGTGCAGCGATGGCAATGAACGCGATCCCCTTTATTGAGGGAAAAAACGTCAGCATGGGGTTAAGTGGTGGTTCATACGGCGGACAATCGGCGCTTGCCTGGGGGGCGATTTTTAAGCTGGGTGACAATGTCCGAAGCGGAACCTATCTGAGTTATGATACCAGTAAGAACCTTGGCGCGGCAGCCGGTTTTTCTGTTGGGTGGTGAGTGATTGCCTGACACCTCCTTCAACCAATGGTCATTTACTAAGCTCACTGAGCGGATGCCTTTACTCCCTGTCAGGCATCCTTATCCAATTAGTGTTTTATTTCAGCCATCATTAAAGGAGGCGGGTGATGCATAGCCGTGAATCAGCTAAGCACAGAATAGACACTTTACTGGCGGTGACAACAACGCTGACAGAGTCAGTTAAGTTTATTGAAGATCTAAAATTTAAGGGTATGGTCAGCGCCAAGGAGGCCAGCCGGTATCATCAATCCGCAACCGATGCATTGAACAAATTGCTCAACGCAAAGATTGATAACCTCTCAGGGCTTAACCAGGACCTGAAACATGAGTGTCCTTGCTGTCGAAATGCGAGTGAGAAAAAAAACCCCTGATCTCAGCAAGTCACACAGCGACAGAACCTGACCGCCCGCTGGGCGGTTTTTTTTATGCCGCAATTCTGGAGGCAGAACATGACGAAGCTACTCAATTTGCAGGAATGGGCGAGTACAACATATTCCGTGCCGCCCTCTCTCTCAACCCTGCGGCGCTGGGCACGGGAAGGCCGTATCTATCCCTGCCCTCAATTGCACGGCAAAGAATATAAGCTCCACCCTGACTCTGTTTATATCAATCCCCGGAAACTGACAAGAAACCTGAACAGCCACCCAAAAACTTCTGGCTCAGGTAATTCCCTGCTGGAGAAAATCATCAATGGCGAAAAGGCCTGAATCTTATGATGCTAACCTCCCCCGTAACCTGACCTACCGCCGCGCCCGCAAAACTTACCACTGGCGCAACCCTCATACCGGAAAAGAGTATTCACTGGGTAATGTCTCACGCCGGGAAGCGATTGCTCAGGCTATTGAAGCTAACCATTATCTTGACCGGAATTATGTTCCCTCTGCCCTTTTAAATAAATTACAGGCGCGCCCCGTAATGACAGTGTCTGAATGGCTTTCATCGTATGAAGCAATCCTTGTCAGACGCAACGTAAAACCGGTCACCCTGCGGCTTCGTAAATATCAGCTAAACGCGATCGGAAAATCTCTGGGTGCCCTGGCGATGACCGCAGTCACGACCCGCGATATTGCCCTGTTTCTGGAAGTCTACGTCACCGAAAATAAGCAGACAATGGCATCCATTCTGCGCAGTGTCCTGAATGATGTGTTTCGTGAGGCGATTGTGGCGGGTCTGATTGAAAGAAATCCGGTTGAACCGACACGGGCGAAACAGCCCAGGGTTCAGAGAAGCCGGCTGTCAATTGAACAGTTCCGGATGATGCTGGAAGCCGTTCGTGGATCCGAACCGTGGTTTCACTGCGCTCTGCTGGTCGCTTTGGTCACTGCACAGCGCAGGGAGGACATCACCCGTATGAAATTTCCGGACGTCCGGGATGGCAGACTGTTCATTACTCAGAGTAAAAAAGGCAATAAATTAGCCATCCCTGTCGATCTGGCGCTGCCCGACATCGGCATGACACTGAACGACGTCATTGAAGTATGCCGCCGGAATAATCCGTCTCAGCACTTCATCTATTCAGCAACCCGTCGTCACGGTCGGAGACCCGGTCCGGTGCGCCCGGAAAATCTGACGCAGGCATTTACGCGCGCGCGAACCCGCTGCGGTCTGGATGAGGCGGACAACCCGCCAACTTTCCATGAGATCCGCAGTTTATCGGGAAGGTTATATGAAGCGCATTATGGAGAGGAATTTGCACAGCGGTTACTGGGCCATAAGAATCTTTCCATGACACAGAAGTATCTCGACCCCCGTGGCGATGAGTACATACTTATATGA